GTCCGAGTTAAACCCGAACATGGCGGAGTTTGCCCCGCGGTTTCCCAACCGCAGGACAAGCCCTGGTCACCTTGGTGGCACCCGGGGGGGGACCCCACCGCTTTCGCGGGGGAATCCCCCTCCTGACACCACCCCCAGTGATGGGGGTGCTACGTTGACTTTTGGCCGGTATCACCGGCCACTCCGAGTGGCGGAACTTGCCCGGTTAGCGGGAGGTCGTCGTGCCGTTAGAGCTGCTTTTGCAGCCCTCACGGAACAACCCCTCTCGTTTCACCGGGACGGTCGCCGCCACCATCCTCTATCCCCAATTCGCCTTGCCGATCGACTGGACCGAAAGATCCAGAAGATCGCCAGGTCCCAGGGCGTGGAAAGGGTCCTCAAGCTGATCGCTGAGGAGTCTTCCCGCTGCCGTCTGGCCTGGTTGGCAGGCGAATCTGTCTTCTGTTTCATGGGCTGCCGCCTCCCTCAGGAGGGGGCGGCCCAGTTCTCGATGATTAAGAGGGCCCTCCCGGTCGGTTCAGAACGAACCGTCCGGAATGCGATCCTCCAACACCACCGGGACCTGACGACGGAGTGGAAGACGGATCCTTGCCACCGGGCAAAGGCTTTTGCCTTTGCGAAACGGTGGGCGATCCGCTTCCTTCCGAAGCAGACTCTTCCTGGACCCTGTTCGGGCCAGTCGGAGTCTGCTTGTTTCAGTCACACCCGATTTCAGGGTGGACTGGCACAGTTCGCCAGGGAAACATTGGATAGGGCTGCTTCCATCGACGTGTCCGCCCCACCTGGCCTTTTGGACCAGGAGTGGGGCGACCTCGTCGCCGAGGCTCGACTGATGAAGGCTTGTAGGGACATCCTTTTGGATGTCCCCAGAGCCTCCGTCTCCGTGGTCCTCGAGGAGGGTCTGAAGGCCAGGATCGTCACTAAAAGTGACGGTGAGGCTGTCATTTTGGGTCACATGGCTCGGCGTAGGCTCTTCGTCGGTTTGCGACGGGATCCTGCCCTTGCAGATGTGATCCGGGGTGACATTGGGAGGGCAACCTCCCGGCTCACCGCCACCCGTGGCGATGTCCTGTCTTCGGACCTCTCGAGGGCTTCGGACCTCCTCCCCCATGATCTGGTCTCCTCGATCGTCCAAGGACTGATTGAGTCTGGCCGGATCCGGGATGACGAG